GTGCAATTTTATGAATATACCAAAGTATTAAATTATTTGGATCATGATCAAAAAAATCTTGATGTCACCTTTAGCGACTCAGGCCGTAACGATTCGGACATTGATGCAGCCATCAGATCTGGCCATAATGTGGCTGTTGTTTTCAGGGACAAGCTGCCCAAAAGGTGGAAGGGTCGTAAGGTGATTAATGGAGATAAGCACGACTTAAGATTCAAAGACCCTAGAGGCGTGATTGTGGGACTTATTGCCAAGGGTCAGGGGCGTAATATTAATAATAAATTTATAAAAGCTGCTGCCTGATGTTTATCATATGGGCTTTTATTCAGGTATTATGGAAGGAAATCTTAATTTTAATATTTTTATTTCTGTTGTCTGCTCTTTTTTAGAATGGTTCTAATCTACAGCCCTACAACTTAGGGCTGTAAATAATTTAAATATGATTTGACATCTTATCAAATATGATTAATATGGGACATGTACAAAACATAAAAAACACTAACAAAGGAGTAAAAAATGTCAGTACAAAAACAAATGAAAAAGCTACCTAAATTAAAGGCGGCTACTTCTCAAAAGCTATTGAATGCTTGTGAAGTTAACGACCTACGAAAGTCATACAATAAACTTTGGGTTGATGTTAAGGAAGAGACATTACCAATAGTTGAGGCGTTTGGTGGGTTCACAGTGGGTAAGATAAAAAATAAAGAATACTCACTTGAGATAATCAAAAAAAATGTTACTAGGTTTGATGTTAAATCTTTTAAGGAAAAACATCAGGAAATCTATAATCAATTTTTGATTAGTGGTGAATCGGTTGAACTAAAAACAAAATATAAAAAGATATGAATATAACATTGCATATTTTTTTAATCTTAATTAGTTTTGCAATAGCTTTCTTAGGTGTTGTGATTCTTTTAAATTTCGATGTGTTGACAGGGTTAACCCTGTCAACGCTTGGAATAGTCTTAACCTTGAGAACTATAGGAAGGGTGTAATCATGGGCTTATCTTATAAAGGCTATTATATTAGTTTAAAACCATTAAAAACTGATAATCTATGGCAGTTGGAACTCGAGAAAAACGGTGGTGAGATTTTACACACGTGGACAATTGACCCAAAAAAAACACTTTTTGAGGTTGAGCAATTTGCTTTAACTGAAGTAGATAAAAAAGTAATGGAGGAACTAAAACAATAAATCTAAAACACACGCCCCATACGTGGGGCGTGTGTCTTTTTTTCTGAATAGGGGTCTCAATCAAATTCTAAAAATCAAACGTAAAAAAAATTTATTTTTTTTGCTAAAAATTTTTAGACTTATTTAACTTTTACTATAACCTTGTATCAGAAATACATGGAGTGAGGCTTCTAATGAAAGGGGTTTATTTTTTGGGGACCCAAGGGTATAGTAAATTGAGATGACAAATACAGATTTAATGACCACTGACCAATTACGAGAGAGGCTCGAAAAGGTGTGGCTTAAACATATAAAATTATGTCAAGATAACTTCTTATATTTTGTAAAAAACGTTTGGCCTGATTTTATATGTAGAACTGATAGCGATCCAGATAAGTGGGGGCATCATCAACATATAGCATATGAGTTTACAAGGATAGCAAAAAATAAAAAAGGAAGGCTCATAGTAAATATGCCCCCTAGGCATACTAAATCAGAATTTGCATCAATATATTTTCCTGCATGGATGATTGGCAAACATCCTAAGATGAAATTAATGCAGGTATCACATAATGCAGAATTATCATCGAGGTTTGGTGCAAAGGTTAGGAATTTAATTGATAGTCCAGAGTATAAACAAATCTTTGGAGATGTTAAGCTACGAGAAGATAGTAAGGCAAAAGGACGTTGGGAGACCAATCATGGTGGGGAATATTTTGCAGCGGGTGTAGGCGGTTCTATCACAGGACGAGGGGCGGACTTACTTATTATCGATGATCCACACACTGAGCAAGATTCTTTATCAGATAGTGCAATGGAGAGAACTTACGATTGGTATTTATCAGGACCAAGACAACGATTACAACCTGGAGGCTCGATTGTTCTTGTAATGACGAGGTGGGCAGAAGATGATCTAACTGGCAGATTAATAAGAGCAGAAACTGAACCTAAGGCAGATAGGTGGGAGAAAATTTCTTTTCCTGCTTTGATAGGTGAAGAAGACCCGAGACCCGTGTGGCCTGAGTATTGGTCGCTAGATGAATTAGAAAAGGTTAAAGCGTCTATATCGATTAGAAACTGGTCAGCTCAATACATGCAGAATCCTACCTCAGAGGAAGGAGCTATTTTAAAACGTGAATGGTGGCAACCGTGGACCAAAGAGATTCCTACTTTAAAACATGTCATACAATCATACGATACTGCATTCAGTAAAAGAGAAACTGCCGATTATTCTGCAATTACCACATGGGGAATATTCACGCCTCACGAGTCTGGGCCAGATGCTATTATGTTAATAGATGCAATAAAAGGTAAATATGATTTTCCTGAATTAAAAATGGTTGCTCTCGAACAATATAAATATTGGCAACCTGAATCTGTTATCATCGAAGCGAAAGCAAGTGGTCAAAGCTTATTACAAGAATTTAGGAGAATGGGAATACCTGTTATGGATTACACCCCTGGCAGAGGACAAGATAAACATTCTAGAGTAAATGCATGTGCTCCTATATTTGAATCAGGACAAGTATATTATCCAAGAGATGAACATTGGGCAGAAGAAGTAATAGAGGAGTGTGCAGCATTTCCTAATGGAGAGCATGACGATTATGTGGACAGCACCACTCAGGCTATGTTAAGATATCGGCAAGGTTCGTTTGTAACAACTTATTCTGACGAGGATGAGGTAGAGAGTTATAGGCAAAAAAAATATATATATTATTAGGAGAAAAGACATGTCAAAAAAATCAAGAAGAAGAAATAAGATGATCGCAGCTGCCATTTTAGGTGCAACAGCTTTGGGTGCGATGTCAAAACCTTCAGGAATTTCTGGTGACTCAAGAAGAGATATTAGAAAAGCTATGGTAGGTTCAAGAAATAAAAAAGATATTATGACCGTTGGTAAAACGATGGTTGGTAGCCCAGTTAAAACTGCTGTAGACTATGATGCAAATCCAAGAGAGAGAAGAGACATCTTAAGTAAAGCAAAAGCAGCTGCAACTAAAGCAAGAAAAACTGTTGAAAAAAGAAGAGATGCAGGTGATTTATCTCCAACTATGCCAAAAAGACCAGGACAAGAATATGGATTTGGTTTTGGATTAATGGCTAAAAAAGGAAAAATGGTAAAAGCTCGAGGCGGTGGATTAGCCAAGGGTGGTATGAAACCAACTAAACTTTATTAATGGCTGAAATTGAAAAAGCAATTGTCGAGGATATTGAAACTCCTCAAACTGAGGAAGTAGATGTTGAGGTAGAAGCAGAGGGTTCATCAGATGCAGATGTATTTACAGCAGTATCAGATGTAGCAGAAAATTTTTACAAAAACATAGCGGAAGATATGTCTGATGATGTTCTTCAAAGAATATCAAATAGATTATTAGATGATTATAAAAAAGATAGAGTTTCTAGAAAAGATTGGGAAACTTCTTATACAAATAATTTAGATTTATTAGGTTTAAATCAAAGAGAGATGACTAGACCTTTTAGAGGGTCTGCTAGTGTTACACATCCATTATTATCTGAGGCAGTGACTCAATTTCAAGCACAGGCTTACAAAGAATTACTTCCATCTCAAGGACCAGTCAGAACTAAGGTTCTTGGAATGGAAGATGATGCAAAAGTAAATCAAGCACAAAGAGTGCAAGACTTTATGAATTATATGATTACTGAGGAGATGGAAGAGTACACTCCAGAGTTTGATCAATTATTATTTTACTTAGCTTTAGCAGGTTCAGCATTTAAAAAAGTTTATTACGATGAAGTGATGCAAAGAGCTGTTTCTAAATTTGTTCCTGCAGAGGACTTAGTAGTTCCATACTATGCTACAGATCTTATGGATTGTGAAAGAATAACCCATGTAATTAAAATGGGAGAGAACGAAATTTTAAAAAAACAACAAGCAGGATTTTATCGAGATGTTGAATTAAAGCCTACATCGAAAGGTCCATCTGATATTGAAAAAAAATATCAAGAACTTGAGGGAATTACACCTTCAGCTGACAAACAATATTCTTATTCAATCTTAGAAATGCACGTAGATTGTAATTTAGAGGAATTTGAAATGCAAAATCCTGAAAAACAAGTTAAAGTTCCTTACATAATTACAATTGACGAAGGCTCAGGAGAAGTTTTAAGTATATATCGTAATTACGATATCGGAGATGAGACCACAAAAAGAAAAGAATATTTTGTACATTTCAAATTTTTACCAGGATTAGGGTTCTATGGTTTTGGATTAACACATATGATAGGTGGATTAAGTAGGACTGCTACGCAATCCCTAAGACAACTGCTTGATGCGGGTACATTATCAAACTTACCTGCAGGATTTAAGTCTAGGGGTATAAGAATTCGTGATGATGATCAACCTTTTCAACCAGGAGAGTTTAGAGATGTTGATGCACCAGGAGGAAATATCAAAGATCAGTTTCAAATTTTACCATTCAAAGAGCCTTCAGCTACATTATACCAACTTATGGGGTTTGTTGTTGATGCAGGACAGAAGTTTGCTGCTATAACTAACATGGATGTTGGTAATGATATGCAAAATAGAGCTGTTGGAACAACTGTTTCGTTAATGGAACGAGGTTCGAGGGTCATGAGTGCTATACACAAGAGATGTTATTACTCAATGAGAAAAGAATTTAGACTTTTATCTAAAGTTTTTGCAACATATTTACCACCAATCTACCCATATTCAGTTTATGGTGCGGATCGAGCAGTAAAACAGTCAGATTTTGATGAAAGAGTTGACGTAATACCTGTTGCCGACCCAAATATTATGAGTATGGCACAAAGAGTTACAATGGCAAACGAAAATTTAAAAATAGCTATGTCAAATCCCTTAATGCACAACTTAAGAGAGGCATATCGTAGGGTTTATGAAGCTTTAGGAACTCAAGATATAGATCAAATACTTAAACCTATGGAAAGACCTGTTCCAAAAGATCCAGCAACTGAAAATATGGATGTTTTAGCTATGAAACCGTTAAAAGCTTTTCCAGATCAAGACCATGATGCACATATTAATGCACATAGAGCTTTTATGTCTACAAGAATGGTGCAAATTAATCCACAAGTTTATACTGCTTTACAAGCACATATATCTGAACACATTTCATTAAAAGCACAAGGGGAAATTGGAGCTCTAATCGCTGATGACTCTATGATGCAGATGCAATTACAATCAGATCCACAAGGTGCACAGGTGGAAATTAATGCTATGGTTGCGAGAAGAGTATCAGAATTAACTCTAGAATTAGCACAATCAGAAGCTATGGGTCAAAAACAAGATCCATTAGTAATGTTAAAACAAAGAGAATTAGATTTAAGGGCTATGGATTTACAAAGAAAAGCAGATCAAGACATGATGTCAAATGAAATTAAAGAAAATGAAATAGATGAAAGACTGGACATTGAAAAGATGAAATTAGAGGATAGACAAGATCAAGCTGCAGAGAGAATAAGAATTGCAGAAGAAAAATTAGATATTGCTAGAAAAAAAGGTAAATAATGAACTTTATAATAAAATTAATTCAAAAAATTTTTAAATACGATGAGCTAGATATGAGACTAAGAAGGCTCGAAAGAAAAAATTATTGGAGAGAAAAATATCATGGCAGATCCTAAAAAAGGCACAGGTAAAAAACCTAAAGGTTCAGATAGAAGATTATATACAGATGAGAATCCTAAGGATACTGTAAAAATAAAATTTGCTACACCTAGTGATGCAAGAGCAACAGTAAAAAAGGTGGTTAATATCAATAAACCTTTCGCAAGAAAGATACAAATTTTAACTGTTATGGAACAACGTGCTAAGGTTATGAAAAAAAATGAAGTTGTAAAAATTGCAAAAGCAGGAAAAAATAAAATAAGAAGGATATTCGGATAATGCCACTTACAGAAAAAGGTAAAAAACTCAAAAAAAAATTTAGAGAGCAATATGGTAAGAAAAAAGGCGACTCTGTGTTTTATGCTATGGAAAATTCTGGTAAATTAAAAAAAGTTATAAAAGCTAAAGGCGGTAAGGATGCCTCTAAAGATAATTTTGGAGGTTCAGGTGCTGTTGATACTGGAGATTTTGGTTCAGAGGCTGCAAATATAGCAGCTAATAAAGCTGCAACATCTTTCGTAGGGGACGGAGGACAGAAAAAAATAAAAAATGTAACAGTAACAAAAGGTCCAAATCTCATAAACGAAAAACCGTTTGGAATATTCACTCCAGTATCTTATCAATTAGCTACAAAAGCTATTAACTTAGGAAAAAAACAAGCTTTTGAAAGAAAAAATTTAAAAAAACAAAAAGAAGTAGATGTATTAGGTGGAGAGATGTTAACAACTGCACCACAAAAATTAACCAAACCAAAAGGCACAGGTGACAATGTTAAACCAATTCAGCCTATTCAACCGATATCCACAACAAAAAAAATTGATCAAACTTTAGTTAAACCTAAAGATAATTTTTTTAATTTTATTTCATATAAAGTAGGAGGACTTTCAGGTGGAGTTAGTTATGGACCACCACCAAAAAGAGGACCTAATCCTCAAGTACCTCCAATAAAAATGAAAAGAGGAGGACAAAAATAATGTGGTTATCAGCACTAAAATTAGCTGCACAAGCAGGCTCAAAAATTTATGCTAACAGACAAAAAGCTAAGATGGCAATGTCTGAAGCACAATTACTTCATGCTGAAAGACAAGCACGAGGAGAGGAACAGTATCAGGGGAAACTGTTAGAGGCCCGACAATCAGACTGGAAGGACGAGGCAGTTTTGATAATTCTTAGTTTGCCCGTGGCTATTTTAGCCTGGGCTGTCGTATCGGATGATCCGACTGCGATGGACAAGGTAAAATTATTCTTCGAGATGTTCTCGCAGCTCCCATCATGGTTTACAAATCTCTGGATTCTTGTCGTGGCGAGTATTTACGGAATAAAAGGAACTCAAATCTTTCGTAACGGTGGAGGAAAAAAATGATATGGAAATTAATCAAAAAATTAATAAATAAATTTATCTTCACAAAAGAGCAAGAAAAAATACAAAAAAGAATTGATTATTCAAAAATGAATTTAGGAGATTTAAAAAAACTAAAGGCAGAGGGTAAAATAAAAGATATTTATCCACCCTATATTTAGTATTGCAATTTATTTTTATAGATATATAGATTTCAAATGAATCTTAGATTAGCTTTAACACAAGCGTTGGAAGATAAATATAATTCAGAAATTTCAAGTGCAGATGCAACAATTCAAATATACTTAAGTAATTCAGTGGGAATTGGTGAGCATCCTCAACATCTAGAGGAAATAGATAAGTTGCTCCAAAAAATAGTAGATGCAGAGGAAAAAATAAAAGCTCTTCAGGCTTTCAAGGTATGATCGAGGGCGATAGTAAAGAATATGAAATATTAAAAGAAGCTTGTGAATCTTTAACAGGTGATGATTTTTTTACTGCTGAAGTGGGTGTTCGAAGAGGGCTAGGATCTAAATTAATCTTAATGAACTTAGAACATAAAAGACACTGGCATATAGGTATCGATCCATATGGTAATTTAAATTATCAGCATTATGATAATAAAAAACCTACCACAGCTGATTATACAAATGATATGAAACAAGAGTTAATCAAAGATTTAAATTATAAAAATTTTTCGTTATTTCAAATGGAAGATGACGAATTTATGAAAAGATTTGCAGATGGTGTTCCAATTTATAGAGAAAAAAAAGAAATTAGAAATATATATGATTTAGTTCATTTTGACGGTCCACACAGATCATTGGACGTAATTAGAGAGTCAATTTTTTTTGCAGAAAGATCACATTCAGGTAGTGTTTTTATCTATGATGATTACCCTAAATATGATATGCAAACAATATTAAGTATAATAGTTAATCAATATGAATTTATGTTGTTAAAACAAGGTAAAAATAAAATATCACTCAAAAGAAAATAATGTTAGATCATTATACAGTAGAAGCGATAAGAACTAAAATTAACAAACAAATAGAGGATGTGAAAGATCATATATGTTATGGGGTTGAAACAGAATCTCAACTGATGTATGCTAGGGGTAGACTCAGCGGATTAGAAACGCTGCT